CTCTTGCAGTACCTGTAGAAAGTGATACTCCTTTTTTCTTACAAAGGTTTATAACAGCAGCTACAGTTCTTTCACGACCAGATTTAAATTTGTTTCTACCATCTTCTTTCCAGTCTGCGTGCTTATGAGCTCTTAGTTTTCTTTTCATTTCTGGAGTAATTTCTGGTTCTTTGTCTTTGTCATTTTCTCTTTCTTGATTGCGTTTTTTTGCTTTGTTCATAGCATGAATGCTTTTCTCCAGAATTATATTTTTTTCTTCTTCTAATAATTCATTAAATTTCATATTAATACCCAAATACAGAAGAAACTTTTACATTTTCTGAAGCTTTTCCTTCAGGTTCAGATGTTTTTTCATCAGAATCAGAACTTTTATTAACTGCTTCAAAAAAACTATTTATTTCTGTAGTAATTTTTTCTGGAACCTTTTTAATCTCAGAGACCAAAAAATTAATTAATTCTTTCTTATCTTCATCAGAAAGAATAATACTTCTACTTGAGCAACCATAACTAAGATTATTCTGAATATAATTATTTTCTTCTCCTAAATAATTAATTATTTCAGTAATATAGTTTTCGATTCTACTTTTAATTCTTCTTATTTCTGTTTTTTTTGAAATTTCTGTTGAAAGTGCATTTTCATTTGTTTTTGGTAAATTACCTAATATATCTGCTATATTCATATATTCCTATTCCTCACGTTTTATAATATTAACTTATAAAAAAATAGACCACTTTTAAAAGTGGCCTATTAATTAATTTTAATTTTAATTACATACTTAGCAATATAACAGCTTCCTTAACTGCTGCAACATCTGTAGAACTATTTTCAACTGCTTCTGTCAAAGAATTAATGATTGTATCAATCTTTGAAATAAGCTTTTCATCAGTAGCTTTTTCCTTTGCTTTTTCCAATGCTTTTTTAATTGCTTCTACATCTTGCTCTGAGGCTTCTGGTGCTTCATCTTCGTTATTTTCATTTTCACTTTCTACTTTTTCAGCTTCAATTATAGCTTTCTTTTCACTAAGAACTAAATCATTGAAAATAAAATTATTAATAGTTTCAACTATCTCTTTTCTATTTTCCATAAGATTTTTATTTCCAATTACAGACATTCCAACAAGCTCATTAAGTTCAGATTCGCTTAAAGCAATAATGCTATCATTTTCAGAAATAAATTCTTCCAATACTGTTGAATCACCATTCAAACTGTCTTTCGCAGCTTCCGCCAGTGTCTTTTTAAATTCTATATTTGACTTTAGTTTTTTTGCTTTATCAAAAATAGATTTGTTAAGAATTACATTTTCATCTTCATCCAAAACAGAAACTTTAACAGGATCCTTCCAGTTAAAGTATTTAATAGAACTTGCTGGCTTATTTGCAATTCTTTCAGAATATGCTTTAAAAGTTGCATTTTCTTTTAAATCTTCAATCTCTTCGTTAATTCCAGACAATTGTGAATAGTCTATAATGTTCTCCATATTTTTAGAAGCTAAGGCTTCAGAAAGAGAATTTTCAAAAACATCAGAAACTGAACTTGAAACATTCTGATAAGATTCAGTTAAATTTACATTTTTATCATCGAAATAATCACTAATAGCTTCTTTCAAAGAATTATTGTTTTGTTCTAGTTCTACTTCTTGAAAATTTTCAAAAACAAATGTTTCTCCATCAAATGAGTAATCAGCTTCGAAAATCTGTCCGCTTGTATGATCAGCCAAAACACATTTATCTTCAAACATTTCCATAAGTGCGGCATTGCAAGATTCATTAATATATTTTCTAGCAAGCTTTTCTACGTTTTTATTACTAAGCAATAAAGTATTATTAAACTTTCCTATTTCCATAAAAATTTCTCCATAATTTATATATAATTATCTTTAATTGTTTTCATCTAAATCTTCTAAAATTCTTATAAGTTCCACACTTTTTCTTCTTATTAGTGAAAAATTTTTTTTTGCTAATTCCACTTTGTCTATTTTAAATTCTTTTCTAAACTCATTATCAATACTTAAATTTTCTACTATTAAACTACTTTTTGATACTTTTTTAACTCTTAAAATATCACCTCTTGTTATGTCTTTATAGATTTCACACAATGGCGCTTTTTCTTTGTTCATTAATTTTTTCCATTCTTTTGAGCATGCCAATGGAGGGGTTACTTCTACGCTTCCTATTATAATGTTTTTTTCTTCTCTAGGAATAGAACCTAAAGGATATAATGTTTTTTGCGTTTCTAGTAAATCCCCTTCCTCTGCTATTGGGAGTTCTTGAACTAATCTTTGTAAAATTTTGTTAATAGTTTTTTCGTATTGCATATTTATATAAATATAATTTTAACTTTTTATTTTAATGTTGATTTAATTTCTTCGTATAAAAACTCTCCAGTTTTTGGCCCTGTCTTTTTCTTTGGTAGACCAAATGTATAATATTCATTTTTATCATAGTTTAATCCACCAAGCTCATTTTCATAAATCATATTTATAGCCTGATTATTAGTTTTTATTACTTTTTGCTTGCCTATTATTACATCTGTTAATTCTTTTATAATCTCACTATCTTCTAAATCTTCATCTTCAATAACAGTTTTATCTTCTTTTAATCTATTATTATAATCTTCGGCAGCTTTTATTAATTTTACAAAATCCTCTTTGTTCTCAATAAGAATATCTTTACCAAATATTTTTACCAAATTTTTTTCCAAGTCTTCTGTATTAATAGAAGCTGTAGGAGCTGGAACAGTACCCATATCACCACCAGTAGTATCACCAGTTGGAGCAGTACCCATATCGCCACCAGAAGTATCACCAGTTGGAGCGGCTCCCATATCAGAAGACATACCTCCCGCACCCATTCCACCAATCATAGCATTTTCTTGTGCTTGGTTAGCTTGAACTTCCAAATCCTTAAAGAAAATAAGGTTATCAATTTCTTTTTTGGTTAATTTCATAACATATTGTAAAATAAATTTCTTTGGGAATAAACCTGTTCCAGTCATTGCTTGTATTAAGTTCATTTTATTAGTTGCATATTCCAAGTCCATTATTTCTTTAATATTTGAAGGAGGTGTCATTTCTAATCTAAAATTCTTTAAATCAGACTTCTTTTTTTTCTTAAAGAAAAGTTCTATGGCAGCAATTTTTGTATATCCTTCTACTATAGAATACTGTATTCTTTCACAGAATCTACTAAATTTAATATCCTGCATAGCTAAAGAACCACGCCCCTGGGAGCCTCCAGACTGATCTGATGTAAATCCCAAGCTTTCTGGAGGAATGTTCATTGTCCAAAGTACTTGGTCTCTAAAATATCTAATATCATCTATATTATTTAAAGCTGTTCCACCTTGCAAAGTAGATACATCTGTTCCAGAACCTTCCCTCATTGGAATAAAAATATCTTGTGTTAATGACAAAGCAGAAGCTTGTCTATTTATATTACCTCTGTCATCAAGTATTTGTGATGTTCTATAATTGTCTTTAATTCTTTGAACTTGCCTATTGGCTTCTGATTGTGGTAAGTTTCCACAGTCAATTTTAAATACTCTTCTTTCTGGAACTCTTGCCAATCTATAAATAGTAATACCATCTTCCAATAGTTGCAATCTTCTAAATGCTTTAACGCCTGCTTTTAGCAATGAACCACCATAAGGATGAAAATCTTTATCTGCAAGTCTGAAATGAACTATTTGCCAAGGTTCAAGCTTGTAAATTACTTTATCTTCGTCTTTCTTTTTTGTAGAAACATCTGCTGTTCTAAATAATGTTTCTTCTGGTTCGGCAGTATCTGCTGTGTATGTATAGAAAGCTAATTTACCATTCTTTTCAATTCTGTTAACCCTGTCAGGTTCCAAATATCTTATTCTTGCAATCATCGTAGGATTTTTGTATGAGTCTGGAATTATTTCAAAAAAGTTATCTCCAAATCTACAAGTTTCATATACATTTGACCAAGCTTCTTTATCTATATTAAGTCTTTGATAAAACAAATCTTCCAATATTTCTTTTGTATCATCATCATCTGAATAAATTTTTAGTGTATGACCTTCATTATTTTTTTGAGTACAATCGTCTGAAATTACTTGTAATCCTCTGTTAATAAAATTACTGTCTGACATTTCTTGGTATGTAGTATAATATTCTTTTCTATTTTCTTTTGATTTTTTTCCAGTAAGCAATATATTATTATTCATACCATAGCCATCAAAGCTATCAAAAGTGTTTGATGTTATGTCTTGTAATTGCTTTAATTCACGGTTATTTACCTCAACTTTTGAGTTATCTGGTAATTGTTCAACTTTATTTACTTTATCTTGGATTTGTGCAGCTCTTCTGAAGTCTATTTCTACTTCTTTACCATTAATTATCATGTAATTAACCTCTTTTTATTTTTTAACTTTATTTGAAAAAGTTGACAAAAGATAAATAATATGGCAAACTTAAATAACAATAAAATAAAATTTGATAATGCTTTTATAGTTGTAGAAAACGCTGGTGAAAAAACAGATTCAAATGGAAATGTTGATCAATATTCTTTTGATGGTGAAAATGATGATGAAGTAAACTCTCAAAAGAAAACTGTAAGGTTTTTAAAAAAATATGAAGGAAAATATATTTCACCAACAGTTACTTTTGGTAATGAAATCTTATCAGAAAGTAAACAACAAGATTTGCAGAATAAAGCTTTGTTATCAAAACAAGAAAATGATAATATAAATAAAATGCCTGCTAAAGCTGATAGTTTTTATAGTTATCCTTATGTTGATATTAAATTTTATTGCAACGATCTTATATCATATGTTTATAATACAGATGGAACTATAAAAAAATATAATATTACAAAAGCAGCTAATTTAATACAAGCTTTAAAAGATTATAATAAAAGTGTAGGAGCGGATAAATAATAGGAGAACGATATGGAAAAAAGCGAACTTGATAAAAATACATTGACATTTTCTTCGGAAAATAATCCAAATGATATAAAAATAAAAGAAGAAAATGGAATATTAAACTTACAAAATAAAAATTCAAAAGTTATTTTAGGCCCAGCAGGACAGCCTGAACCAAATAGTGGTGATAAAGACAAAACAAAAGAAAATATTGTGCTATATGATAATGAAGGAAATCAAAGATTTAACAGAGTATTTTCATATATATATAATAATGAAGGAACAATTGAAAAAGTAATTGATTTAACAGACAACGTAGCTAATTTTGATAAAGTTGTTAGTGCATTTTCAAGTGCAAATATTCAAAGCTTTGAACATTCTGGTATCGATCAGCAAATAATAACAATACCAAATTCTTTTGAAGGGTACATAATCGTTTCTGGTGGATATTTGAACGAATGGTTTACTGCTGCTGGTGATAGAACAGTTGTAAGCATAACTCTTAATGGTAATGAAGTTGGAAGGCAATTAAATAGTGGTGGTGATAATAACGATCCCTTTTATGTAAAAACAGTCAAGTTAAAGAGTGGCTCTTATAATGTAAGAGTTACAGGGCTTGCAAGATTTACAAATCATCGCTCAGGATATCTTTGGAGAGATAATGTGTCCCCTAATGCACGGTGGATGATAACTGTTATAACTTTCCCAATGGCTATAACAGAATAATCATAAAGGAGTTAAGATGTTTGATATTATAGATATAATAGAAAAAATATTAATTACTAACAATAATATAGAAGAAGAGATAAAAAATAAAAATCCGTTTGCCATTCATTATTATGGAGATGAATTAACAGAAGAAAATGTCAATATACTTAAAGAATCAAAGAAATTTGCTATTCATCTAAATAATGATGAAATAAGAAGAATATTTAATGTTGGAATTGCAGAAGATATTTTTTATTTATTTAAATATGATGAAAAAGGTATTTACAGAAGAAGCAAATTGCTTAATTATTTAAAGAAAAATTATAATGTATTGGATTACCCTTTTAAAGAAACAACTAATACAAAATCTTACATTGATAGTATTATAAATAAGCTTTATTCTTATAAGAAAAAGCCATTGGTAATAATTTCTCAAGGTGAATATAATTTTACATTCAATAAAATAGTTGAATTTTTAATAATGAACGATATTAAATTTGTTTATGATAAATATGATGAAATAAAAGATGATATAATCAATCAATATTATTCCAAATTACTTTTTGCAAGTTCAAAGTCAATACTTGACAATGTTGCAATAAAAAATAAAAAAGCTTTTTATATTCCGAATGGTTGTTCAGTAAAACCAAATAAAACAGATGTAAAAAAATATGAAAAAAAGACTGCTGTATATGCTGGTAGAAATATAAATAAAATAGATTTTAATTTACTTAATCTTTTGAAAGCTTTGAACGAAGATTGGGATATAGAAGTGGTAGGAATACCAAATGAAGAATTGGAGAGAATTAAAGAAGAAAATCCAGATTTAATAATTAAACCATGGATGTCAGAAGAAGACTTACATGATGAATTATGTAAGTGCCATTTAGGATTATGCTTGCTAGAAGTTAGCGACATTACTAAAAATCAGTTATCTGATAAATTCTTTAATTATGTAAATGCGCATATTCCTACCCTTATAAACGAAGAGATAAAAGACAATTATACAGATTATGAAGATTTTGTTTCTTGTCTTGATTTTGAAAAATTAGAGTTGGAAAATTATTTGAAAGAAGTTCCAGATGATAAATATAATATGTTATTAGCAACTTGTAGTTGGAACAATCGCTTTGATAAAATGTTTAAAATAATCAAAGATGAAGGATTATTAGCTCATCAACCATCTTAAAGTATCAGCAGCATCTTCATCGGCAGGGTTTATCCCTGCCTGTTGATACATTTTCTTTTCCATGCTTCTATAAATATTAGCATTTACATTTTCATCTTTCTTTTTACTATTTAAATATTCATCAGATAATTTTGTATTTTTGGTATCTTTTAATGTTATATTCGTTCCGTCCTCACTTATGAAAAAAGTATCATCTTCATTTCTTATCTTTCTAATACCTTCAGCTATATTAAACAGACCGATTGCCATTGCCATAATATTATCATCATGAGCATTACCAGAGTGGTCTGGCCTACCACCTTTCCAAATCCAGAATTTCATTTGATCTAAAAGTCTTTCTGAATAAGGATGATAGTTTTTCCACATAATATCATCATAATAAAAATCTATAAATTTATCAGTGATTAAATCGCGCGTTTTGGTAGATGTAATCCATCCAGTTATAACTTCGTTGCCATTTTTACCTTTTTTTTGTTTGAATAAATTTGGGTAATTTAAATTATAATATAATTCACTAAATGTAGCTTCTCCAACAGAATTACATTCTATAACTCCAAAAGCCCAATTGTAATATTCACCTATTTTATAAGCATAGTTGGCTAAATCTATAGTAGTACATTTCCCAGAATATTCTGCTACTTGTTCATAGGAAGACATATCTATAATTTGAATACAACTGCTATCATCACCACTGCCTTTTGCTATATCACTTGCCATTATATACTTGTGATCTATAAGAGGTTCTTTCCAAATCCACAATCCTTTAAGAGGTCTGTCTCTTAGATAATCTTTTGTTATAGGAACTTTAGTTTCAATAGAAACTTTAGAAATAATTTCATCGGAAAATACAGTATTTCCAGTGACCACAAAGTTCTGCAAAATTTCCTGCATGTATTTGACCTTGCCAGCAGTTTCCATCTGATAAGATAACCAGGCATTATCTTTCCAGTGTTCTTTGGCTATTGGATCAAAGAATCTGCATGCTTCTTTCTTAACCTCTGGATTATTAAAATAGTCTCTGTCTATATAACCTTGAACTTTATCATTATATCCCTTATAAGGTGTAATTCCAGGATAGTCAAGGACCTCCCACCATGCAACATCATAAAGCTTGGCTAATCCACTAATACCACCTGCTTCTTGAAGTTGTCTAACCTGATTATAATACCAATAACCTTCACTACCCTCAGCTGAACCATTAGGTGTAGAAACAACAAAAAGTTGTCCTCCGGTTCTTGACAAAGAAGGCATGACAGAAGATACAATTCCTTCAATAATAGAATTTGTAAGGTAGAAAGCAGCCTCATCAAGTATAACCATAGTAGGTGAAGTACCACGACCAGCAGATTTAGATCTACTGAAAGTATCTATTTTAGTCTTATTTGAAAAAGCAATGCCTTTGACGTTATTTTTGGTGATTTTTAACCCAAACCATTCAGGAATATTTTCAAGGTTTGTTTTAATTTTATCCAAAAAGTCTTGTGCCGATTTACCATCTTTTGAAATTACAACAAGCCATTCATTTGGAAATAACACAGCCTTCCAGAAAAATATAAGGCTCATTAAAGTACTCAAACCAGCCTGTCTTGTTTTGGTAAGTACTATTTTTTTCCAATTATTAAAATCTTTAAGAATTTCTCTTTGAAAATAATATAATGATTTACAGCCAAGTTTACCAACACCTGGCAATTCAAACTGGGCGTATTTTTCCAAAAATAAAAGAGGAGAACATTTATAAAGAAAACTTTCAATACCAATATCTATTATTTCATCTGGACTTCCATCATTATAATGAGCAGTCACAAACTTGTTTCTTGCATATGGCAAAACATCTCTTATTGTAAGCTTTTGTTTAGTTTTGTAATTATGAATGTCATAGTGCTCTATTTTATATTGTATACTTTTTAAAAAAGCGTTTTCTTGTTCTGTCATCTTTTCTTCCTTTATATTTTAACTTGAAAAAAATTTTTTTTATTTTATAATAAGTTTAAATATATGGAGATATTATATGGAAAAAACAGAGAATGTTAAAATTGAAGAAATAGTTGCAAATTTGGAAACCATAAAAAAAGAAAATATGGATATTTATGATATTGCAGCAATTGTAATCATGGATATTCACGATATGATGACTGCTCCTACAAAAGAAAGTTTTAGAAAGGAAAAGTCTGATTTGAGAACACAATTAAAAGTTTTGAAGAGAGCGATTGACAATAAAATTTTTGATGATATAAAGCATTTTAAAAAATAAATTTATTGGGTGCTTTTGCATCCAGGGATTAAATTATGTTTTATGACAAAGAATATAGTTATGAAGATTGGCTGGAAGAAAATAATTTAGAAGAGGATTGTGGGAAAATCCTAAAATATAACAAGCCATATCCAATATCAAACAAAAGACTTTTTGAAGAAGGAATTAGAAAAGGAATAGAATTAGAAAAAAGAAGAAACTTTGATGATGGAAAATAAAATATGGATGCTTATAAATTTAGGAAATTTGTTCTTAATAAAATAAAAAACTTTGAGGAAAGAATAGCCACACTTGAAAAAGAAAACAAAATATTAAAAGAATTGTTAGAAAATGAAGATATTGTTTTAGAAGCAAAAGATGATGATATAATAGCCTCAAAAAAGTCTTGAAAAATTTTTTTAAATCTTATATAATATTTTAAAAAGGAGAATAATATGAAAAGTTTTTTACCTATATTTGTAGGATATGTAGTTTTTAGCATTCCTGCTATACTTGTAGCTATAAGATATGCTTTTTTTAGCACAGAAAGGCTTAATATTATTAAAAATAAAAAACTTACAAACTTAATTAATAATTATTTGTCGTGTTATGGCAGTAGATTAACAATTGTAGCTATACTTTGCAGGGGTATTTATATATTATTTGTAATACTAAGCCTTGCCATTTTTTCGTTTGCCACATGTGTATTTTTGTGCTTTTTATTTGATTATTTTGAATCAAAAGCTTATATTGAATCATGTCCTGATTGTTGGAATAAATATTATGCAATTCAATATCCTACGGATGATGATATAGAAAGAGTTGAGAAAGAAATAAAAAATATTGAAGAAGCTTATTTCTTAACAGAAGAAACCAAAGAAAGAATAACTGATAGAAAATTAGTATATATAATGAAAGAGAAGCAGAAGACCCAAAAAAGCCTTCTGCAAGAAAATTAATAATTAAAATAACTCTCTCTTATGTTATTATTATTGTTGTTGTTTGCTCTTTGCTGCACTTGTGCTATTTTAGCAGTTGCATAGTCTCTGGAAATATCTTTAATTATGTTTTCGAGTCTTTTGTATTTATCACCAGTTTTTGTTAAAATACTTTGATAAACATCATTAGCAAAAGTGTCAGCATTGTTATAATTAAATGTAAAATCTTTTACTTTCTCTCCTTTTTGAAGTCTTTCTCTATTAAAAGTGCCTCCAAAGCCTTTACCTTGTTCATTTGTTTTTATGTTTTTTGAAAGAACATCTGATATTAATCCAGCTGCATAAGCTCCTGCGTTTTCTTCATTAAGTGTCATTTTTAATTCTCCTATACTAATTATCTTTAAAAAAGTCTTGAAAAAAATTCTAAAAAATATTATAATATTAATGTAAGGAGATAAAACAATGAATTTAGATGATTATGAAGCTTTGGTTAGAAAAGAAGTAGTGATTGTGCTTCCAAGCAATCCAAAAAAATGTGAGAAAATGGGTAATGAAATGCCTCTTTCACTGGCTATTGCAAATATCCGCAACAAGCCTTTTATGACTTATGGTTTGCCAAAAGATGTAAAGAAGTATGTAGAAAAAAATGCAGCTAAGGTTTTACCAAAAATAAAAAAGTCAAAATATCCAAAGTATAAAGCTATTGTACAATCTCCAATTTCTGGAAACATTATAGATATTTCAAAAGACAAAAATATTTATGAAGATATTGAAGATTGGTTTTTTACTTATGCAACATATATAATGACCCTGGAAGAAGCTAAGGAATATTGCAAATATTTTAACAGTGGGTTTTTTACAATGAAACCAGAAGAAAAAATAATGCTTGAAAGCCTTGGAATAACAAATTATTAGGAGTTTTTATCTTATGTATGTAAAAAAAATAAAGGGAACTGGAACTAAAAAAATATTAATAATAGCAGGTATTCATGGAAATGAATCAAATGCTGTTAATCTTTTAAGCAAAATAAGTAGAGAGTATGAAATTAATACTACTGATATAGGTCAGGTCACTTTTTTAAATGCTATAAACACTACTGGCTTAAAATACAATACAAGAGAGTTCCAGGAAGAAGAAAGCAAAGAAAGTAATGATCTTAACAGGTATTTTGATACCGAAGTAAAAGAAGATAAAATACAGATAATGGAAGAATTAAGCCAATATATTAAAGAACATGATCTTATAATAGATATTCATAATTCTCCAAATGTTGTTATTCCAAGCGTAGTAATTGCTTTAAACGAACATGCTCCTTTCTACATTAGAAAATGTGATGGATTAAATATACCATATATTCTATACTCAAACACAAATACAATTAAAAAATATGCTGATTTGACTCTTGGTAAAGAAGCTTATACAATAGAAGTAAATCAAATGGGGTATAATATTTTAAATGATTTTGAAGTTGATTGCCCTTATGATCAGTCAAGTAATTATAATGCCCTAAAAGCTATAATTAATAAACTACTAACAAAATTTACAACACTTGATAAAAAAGAATATGAAGATTTTTCATATCTTGAACCATATAAATGTATTTCTTTAACATCCTATCATGAAGGATTATACGAATGGAATACAGACTGCTTTGGAAAGTTTGTAAAAGAAGGTACAGAGCTGGCAAGCATAGTAGATCCAATTGATAGAAAAAAGATTTCAAGTATTCGCGCACCAAGGTATGGGCGTATTATGACAATATCACCAAGTTATTGGGCTTCTGTTGGTTCTTGTGCAGGCGACTTTCAGCCACTTATAAACATAAGTTAAAATGTATGAAATACATACCAAAATATCCAAAAGAAAAACTTGAAGAATTAAGAAAATATGTAGAGAATTTTAAATCATCTTTTGAAAAAAAATATGAAAAAGCAGCTTCTACAATAACAGAAAGTTTCAGTACTAAAATAACAAAAAAGCCTTCTGATGGAGATGCAAGGTATAAATTTTTCAACAACCTTCTTTTTGATGGAGAACTTCCTAAAAAAGTAAAAGTATATTTCTTAAACTCAGAAGAAAACAAATCAAGATCTACTGGCTTTTCCTCTGCGAAAAGAAGAAAGAATTATGTAAGTATACTAAAAGGCTCTGAAAATACTTATGGTGCTTGGTACCCAAATTCTAATTCTATATATATTTTTTTGGATAGACTTGAAGACAATGATTTTGTCATAGACAGTGTTCTTGTACATGAAATGTGCCATGTATGGCAAGACAGAGTTTATAAAGGTGATAAGAATACTACTGCCCATTCATATCCGTTTCAGTACGCTAAAAGAAGAACCCAAAAAAGATCAAATAATGTATATGATATAGGTGCATTTTCAAATGCTTATGAAAGAGCAAAAAAATACAATAGCGGTTGGTATGGTAATCCTAATATAGGTAAAAGCAAAGAAGAATCAGAAAATTATTATAAAAATAGAATTAATAAATTCTTAAAAGAATATAAGCATCCTTTATGGAAAATAGATGATTTGAATAAAAAAACATTCAGATTGTCAAATCAAAATATCTTTATTAGATTTACAAACGATGGCTTTGAGGGTGAAACAAAAATGACCAGTATACTTGCCAATAACCTCAATAAAGACAAAGAATTTATAGAAAAATTAAAGGAAAGATTTAATCAGATTAAAAACAATAAGGGTTTTTAATAATGCAATTCAATAGAGGATTATATGATAGATGAAGTAATAATAGTATTTGAAAATTGTGAAACTATTTCTTTAAAACCAAATGAACTATTTTCCCTATACTTAGGAGACTTACATACAGAAGCTTTTGCTAATGCCTTAAGCAGTAATAATCCAACACTTATAGAATCTACTGTATCTAATGATTTCCATATAAGCATCTATACAGAAGCATTAAAAAATAAACATACCAACTTTTTAAAAAATGCACTTTTTAGATTGGAAGATTTTAACGATATTACCCAAATATATATATATACCAAGGAAAAATTTAAAAAAAGAAAAGAATACAAATACTTAATAGTATACGAAGAGGATGCAAATTACAACAATAAATTGCAATCTTACGAAATTGAAACTGTTAGAAACCAAGAAATTATAACAATAAAGGTTAAAAAAGATATTAATCATTAATAGCCTTATGCACTATTTTAATTAATCCCCCATAGGAAAATTTTACCAAAAAATTTTTTTGAAATACCTTTTTGTAAAAATTCACCTTTGTTTCCTAAAAAGCACTATGACCCTATTTTTTATAATTTATTGCTAGGAAAATGGACAAGTTTTTTTTGTTCTTTATGTAGCTTGTTTGCAGTAGTTTAATATGGAAAAATGGGAGAAATTTTTGGTTCTATATGCCGTGGAGAGGTGAGACCCCACCCCCCTAGCCCCACTTCCTGTCCTAGCCAATCAGCACTATTTTAGGGGGTTTTGCCCCCTATTAGTTAGCTGATTCTTACAGCGGAGTAATAACCCTTAGTCCATCTGTAAAATTCCTGCTCTGTCATAATGACCGTTCTAGTCATACCAACATCATTGTCATAGTAAGTAACCTTAAACATATCTTATCACCTCGTGCTATTAGTCTAACAGATTGTAGAAAATAGTTCAAGACCTTTTTTGATTGTCAAGAAAAATAGTCTTGAACTATTTTTTTAATTGCAGTAATATAGTGTTGTGAGGTGATGACAATGGAAGTTATAAAATATGTAAATGACCATAAGGTAGGAATCCATAAGAATGGTGAGTATCATATAGTAGCTGAAAATCTCACCTGGGCAGAAGCTAGAAGTATTGCAAGGTTTTTGCGTATCTTTGGGCATAGTAGCTATTATACTTCTTGGAGTGATATTTGCTAAAATGGTCTTGAATTAATTTTTGAAAATAATTAAACTAATGGTATGAGGTGATAACATGGCAAAGGAAAACATCAGAAGAAACATTATGAAGGAAGCTTTGACCGAAAAGGTTAATGATTTGCTTTTCAATATGACCGACAATCATTTTGATACAGAATCAGAAGCTTTTGATTTCGTAACGGTTGTAAGGGAACTTATAAAAGAGTATGACCTTCCAAAAGAATTGTTGTTGGACAAAATTTGCTTGCTTACTTCCAGTGAATATAAATATTTTCTTTGCATGGAACAGTGGAAAGAAACGGTCATGAAAGACAACAATTTCTTTGGCGAAAATATAGAATTGATTGCCACTTGGTAAAATGGTCTTGAACTCCCTTTTACAAGGGAGTAGACTAATAGCGTGAGGTGATAACATGGCATACATAGCTTCTATACTTTTTGCAATAGGTAGTTGTTGCAAGAGCGCAAACAAAATGCGTATCTATATGCTGATAGGTGGAATTATTTTCATCTGCCTTTTTGCAATGTCCGATTTAAGCAATAGCAATAATCTTGCTAACCTTCTTTTGAATGTCTTCAATGTTGCAATGCACATTTACAGACTTACAAAGCAGGCTATCAAAAATGGTCTTGAAATATCTGTTAAGATTTGCTAGAATAAAATCGTGAGGTGCTTATGTTTGCAGTAATAATATCTGGTATGATTAGTTTATTAGTTGTTAGTTGCTTTATCCTTTTTGCAGGATTAAAGCAGTTCATAAAAAATGAACTGGGAGAGTAAGTAATGATTGTAGCTACTATTATTCTTGCTGTCTGTATGTTGGTTGCTAGTGTAGCAATGGTAAATTGTTAAGGAAGCTTACACCCCTAGGGATTAATCCCTAGGGGGTTTTCGTTTAACAAACTTTTACACGGGTGTAATGTTTTGTAGAACGCAGGGTTAATGAACTTTCAAAAATAGTCTTGAACTATTCTTTGAAATAAATTATAATAAAGACATCAAGCAACGATGGAGTGCGGTGAAGGTAAAACGATGAACTGCCTTGCCATTTTTCGACTGCCGATGGGAGCTTGCAAAAAAGGTCTTGAACTAATTTTGCAAAGCTTGTATAATCTAAGTGTCAAGAGCGAAAGTAGTTCTTGGAACGAAAAATCGCTCACGACAATTCTTGGCAACTGTCGCCTATTTGATAGACAGTAAGGATATTTTATGAACGCACAGAACGTAATTTCTGCTTTCGCTACACTTGATGAAGAAGGAAAGGTTGTTTCTTTCAATTTCGCTGATTTTGACAAATTGGTTTCTGACCTTGTTTCTGAACGCGCAAAGATTCGTAAGGAAAACAAGGAAGCAATCAAGGCACAGAAAGAGGCAGATAACGCGGTTCTCGCTGAATCTGGCAAGGCTTACTATGATGGTCTGGCAGAAGGTGATGAATTTGATTACAAGACTGCTGATGGTACTCTTGTTCATGCAAAGAAGATTGCTACAAAGTCTGGTTCTGGCAACTCTGCCGCTTGTGAAGTTCTTTCTGGCTTGGTAATCGCCGCTGGCAAATCTGCCAAGCGTTATCCTAAGTTCTATCAGATTGTGCTTCCAGTTGCTGAATCTGCCGTTGCTGAATAACAAAACGGTGGGGCTAGTCCCCACCTTGTAAAATGGTAATTAAAGTAAGGTTCGGTTCGGTATGGCTCCACTTTCGCACACTCGCCAAATCTGCCACTGAACTAAGGAGCATAACTATGAAGAAGTGGTAGCTTAATTGATTAGATAGATATGAGTTAGTCCTGGTTTATGCGCCCTAGGGAAATACCCTAGGGCTTTTTTATTTACCGAGAAACCGTTCTACAAACTATTACACTAGTGTAAGAAAATGTAGAACGCAGTTTGAAAAATGGTCTTGAACTATTCTTTGAAAACTGTTAAACTAACAGCGTGAGGTGGTGAGATGAACGAATCAAAGCTACAAAAAATCTACATAAAGGAAGTAGTGAAAAAGTTCTATAAGACTTGCTTGAAAGAAAAAGGCAATCATCGCCTTTACTATCAAAAGCCGATTGACTACAACTTTTGGAGAAACGAAATTTACTACTATATAGGAGAAGTAGGACTTTCTTTGAAGAGTGCTATAAAATGCGCCAAAAAAGTTCAGAGTGTATCGAATGAAAGCTATGAACTTTATCTAAAAGTGTATCGAATGAACTTTATCTAAAATGGTCTTGAACTTTTGTTTGAAAACTGTTAGAATAATATCGTGAGGTGATAGTATGACAGTAAACAGTTTAAGCGTAGTAGAATGTCTTAGACAGATTCAGTCTGCCAAAGGGCACGGCAGAAGGACTTGCAAGATTAAGGTTTCGCAGGTTGAATACTTCAAGGAAAAAAAGCCTGTAATCTTGCTGAATACAAAAGGCGTGTTTACCTGTATGCAAACTTTGGCTAAACTTGGTTATGAGTGCGATTTGGATAAAACCGACAGACAAATAACCGTAGGGTATGACCTTAAAGGTGCAATCAAAAAGTGTGTGTCAAGGGATTTACATACAACCAACTTGGTAATCAAATGGTAAAAAAATGGGCGGGCAATCCGCCCATAAGGATTAAACAATGAAAAGAATTTTTGTTTTGCTTGGCTTGGCTCTTGCTGGCTTGGTTGCTTCCGCTAAGGTAGTAGACTGGGAGACTTTTCAAAAAATAGTCTATGACAAATACGGACGGGAAGTTTACTATTGCAAGTATGAGGAGTTTAACGGAGACATTGACGCTTACTTGAACTGGCTCTACTACAATGGACAGTGCTTTTAATTAGCCATTTACCCTAGGGATAACCCCTAGGGGTTTCGTTCT